CTGGGAAAGTACCCGCTTTACCTAGCGGGTGCTTAATTGCATTAAGGTCTATAGCTGTTCCACTGGCATGGTTGCTTAGCTTTGTTGGCTCAGCTCTGACCATCCTGTAGCAATACGCCCAATCATCTAAAGCGCCATGATCTAGCGGCTCTATCAATTGGTGAAACTCAGCGGCAAAACCAGCAAGCAGCGGTCCAACGCTCTCAGCGCAACGCAGCTTTAAATCTGTACCCTGAACAACGTATGGCTTGATTGCAATTGCCGCTGGATCTTTACTGGCTGGGTAGCCGTTGTAGCTACTTTCCATCTGCAAGGTATGCCTGATAATCGGAGTTTGCTGGATCTAAAGGTATCCAAGTAGTAACTCCATCTCCATCATTACGCATAATGACTTTGTTTCCGAAATCATCTGTTATTTCTTGGTATGTATATGGCATTTTATAGCTCCGCACTTGCTTGGATTAATAGGCTTGATGTATTACCTGACAAAGCCGCTGCATTTCCAGCGACTAAACCTGATGCGACACTTATATCAATTCGACAATCGACTGTATTTCCTAAAGCGTATGTAAATGACGAACCGCCAATCGGGCTATAACTTGCATTGGCTACTGTAAAATTACTAGCCGCCGCTAAAGTTAATGAAGCAGAAACTCGCATTGGAACAGGAAATCTTATTCCACCTTTAGCTGTAGTAGTTGATGATGCTTGGAACATTGAAATTACTGTTCCGTAATCTGATGTATTTGGAACCACATTAGCAAAATACCTTTGGCAAGCCGCCAATTCTAAAGCGTAAGTAGAAGCACATGGAGAATAAGCCGAAGCACTAGAAGCAATTTCTAATTGAACACCAGTGATTTCATAATAATCGTTTACACCCGCCACACCTGTTGCGGTTCTTGAAAAATAAGGCGTGACTTCGGTTGCCGTTGAAGCAACAGTCCCAGAATAACTAAATCTTTGCCACGTTGTCGTTAGTGTGGCATTTTGGTCGATCGGACTTGCTGCGCCTGTATAACCTAATCCGCCATTTTGATCTGTACCCGTCCCGCTAAAAACGATAGCGCGTAAAATGTCACTTGTCGCAGAATAGTTAGCACCTTTTCGTGCGTAAAATGAAAGCGTTACTGTTTTGCCAGCGTACTGCACTGAATTTGCGGTTTCAAAAGATTGCCACAAGTAAATGCTATCCGTTGCAGCATTGGCTAAATCACGTTGAACTCTTGCACAATATTGGATGTTTGGAAGATTTGTCGTGTCACCAGTTGCTTGACGACTAACTGTTGAACCGGCAACGGAACGATAAGCCTGCCATCTGTCTGCTGAGTAACTTGTTGTAGTTGGCACTATCGAAGTACCTCTTTGCCATACGTTCATTGCTGAATTAAGAACGCCATTTTTTCCTGCAACGTTTGTTGAACCAGCCGAAGCAGTTGCCCAAGCCAATCCAGTTGATGCAGTTGAATCAGCAGTCAAAACTTGACCATTTGTGCCAACACCTAAACGAGCATCAACCGTTGTGAAAGTAAATAGATCGCCCTTAGTTGTCAGCGGTGTTTGATCTGTTGGTGTCACCCAAGTAAATGCCATGTTTGTTCCGGAAGTCTTTGATAAGACTTGACCAGTTGTTCCGCCAAGCAAATACTGCATCGAGTTATCTACGGCTTGGCCGAATGTGTTGAAATCAGCTGGAAGATTCGTGACGAGACTTGTGCTCGTCGGCATCACCCAGCCGAAGTTAGTTGTTGGATTTGCCATCGTTTCTCCTTAATTCACGACTAACGCGTGCGCGTAGTCAAGTGTCCCAGATAGTGTGTTGAATAATTCGGAGACACTTACATCTTGCCAAGCCATTGCCTGTAATGAGAACGGCAGTGGCGACATGATTAGAGTGACCGAAAGTTCGTTGTAAGAGGCTTGGAATCGCCAGCCCTCGACAAAGCCTAAGAAATTTCCTGATTGCATATTGGCCGGCAAATTTGCCAAAGATACCGGCTGACCCATAAACACATTGATCAGGGCATCTCGATCGGCGTTGTCAATTTCTGGATTGGTCAGTGCAAAGGTAATTGATTCCAAAAATGGTTGTGGTGTAGATCTGAGCGTCAAATAGAAATTGGCTTGAGACGTGGCATCTCCAGCGTTTTTGATCGAGGTCGTAATTTGTTGAGCAAGATCTCCGTATGTGGCAATTGAGTCCGCGTCGGTGACAGTGACGTTTCCTGCCGAATAGACAAGATTGATGTCATTTCGCACGTCTCCGGCTTTAGTCTGGATTTTAATTCCACGGCCGAGAGCATCGTTAGCTGACAATTCCGTATATCCATTGGCGGCAAGATACTGAGATCGATGCGTTGAATCGGCGTAGCAAATTTGGCCTTGTGCGTTTTCGTAAATATATCCAAGCCCAGAGGTTGCAAGATCAGCAACAAGATTCCAAGTGACAGTCTTACTGGATCCGCGATTGGCAAGAAGATAATCGCCTGGACGATCGATCTCGCCTAAGCCTGTATTTTCGGCGGTCGCCCACGTTGCTGTTGCCGGAAAGTACGTTGCCCAAGTCAGAGCGGCTGGAACCTCTGACCAATTATTGACGAGCAAATCTTCCAAGATTGTGTAAATCTGATTCCCATCATAATCTTGAGTAAGCACGCCATTGGTAAGTGCCTTTTGCAGCCTTGCCAATGCTCCTAAAGCCGTAATCGTGACCTCTTGTGTGATCGCTACGGATCCGACTTGAGAGACTGCAACGGTCACATCAACGACTGATCCGCCAAATATGGCCACATACGTGCCAGCCGTATTTTTGACCTCGATTGTCACTGCATCATTAATCTTGGCCGGTATCGCACCTTGATCCAAATTAATTAGATTGACGGTGCAATATCCGGCTTGCGCTTGTGTATAGATGTTTGTTCGTCCTGATGAAATTGCAAGATTAGCCAATACGGTATTTGTAACGACAACGCCTTCAATTGTCACACGCCAAATCGGCGCCCAGTTAGTCATTACGCCATTACCAAATTACCGCCGCCGCCAGTGCCGCGATAATAAGCATCGTTAAGTGTGTCCACAATTGTTCGTGCAGTGCCTTCTTTGTCAAAGGCTCCTGTAACTGTCAAATTGATTGTTGTGCCTGAACTAGCAGCCTCGGCTGTGCGGAAAGATCCTGCATTGAAAGATGTCGGAACGACGCCAGCAGCGCCAGCGGCAGCTGATGAAACGCCACCGCCCGAAGTAGTAGTCGATCCTGTTCCCGTTGATGTCGTAGTTGTTGGAACTGTAATAGTTGGAATTGTCACTGATGGCGTTGCAGTTTTTGGAATTGTGACAGTTGGAACAGTTATTGATGGAGCAGAAATCAAGCCTACATTTGGCAAAAATGGAATTGAGTTGTACACCTTGATCAAAGCATTGATTCCGGCAACGGCTCCAGAAATCAATGAATTCAATCCGTTGATCACCGCTCCGATTACATTGATGATGCCTCCGGCTATTTCGCCAACAACCTTAAATGCTCCACCAAGTACAGTGACCAGAACTGGAACGACATATTTTTGGATAAATCCAATGAACGTAGTGAACGCTTCTTTGTTGTTATCGATTGCCTCTGTGATTGGCTTGAAGAAATCCGCAAATTTGCCAAGCGCCGGTACAACCTTGCTCACAATGAAATCGACTAATTCTTGGATGATCGGCAATAATTTATAGCCAATTGTCTCTTTGGCTTCGTCAAATGTGACCTTCAATCGATCTAGACGGCCTTGATAAGTTTCGGCGTTAGCAGCGGCAGCGCCACCAAATAGATCGGTCAATTTCTTTTGAACGTCTGTAAATGACATCGTTTTCAATTCAGCTGATGAAAGTCCAACGCCTAATTTGCCAAGCGCGGCTGTGTTGCCGTCGTAAGCCTTACCGATTGCATTGGCTACGGCTTCCAAAGGCTTGCCTGTTGATGTAGAGACATCTAGGGCAACAGAGAGAAGATCCTGAGCCTTGCTGAGATCATTAGTCGAGAGCGCAATGCGCTGCAACGCTGGACGAAGTTTAGAATCACTGACGCCAGTGGCCAAAGACATCTTGAGAATTTGATCTTCCGTAGCCGCAATTTGTGCTTGAGTTGCACCCGTTGCAGATTTAAGAGCGTTGGCTAATTTGACCTGCGCTTGCTCATCTTCGATCGCCGCTTTGACACCATCGATTCCAATTTTGACTGCATAAGTAGCAGCAGCAAGGCCAGCAGCCGCGAACGCAAGTCCGGCTTTTTTGCCAAATTCAGAAATCTTTGAAGAAGAATCATCGACGTCTCCATTTGCCTGGGCAAGTGATTTTTTGAGTTGATCTACATCAGCAAGAATCGAGAGTTTAAGTGTGCGCGATTGTCCGGCCATTTACCACTCCTTCAAGATTCGGTCGAAAGCATTTTCCCATTTGGCAATGATCTCTGGCTGGATCTCACGAAGTGTCGGATAAATAAACCAACCAGTTGAACCACGTCCAGTTGTGCCTGACCAGATTGGAAACTGCTTGAATTTATTTGATCCGAACTCCGTCCCGCCCCAGAGATCTTTTGTTGATGCACCGCCGGAGAATTTTTGACTTACAAAACCAAATGACAATTCGCCAATCTTTGATGATTTAGAGACACGCGAACCGCTGGCAATACGATCGGCGGCTTTGCCTCTTGATACGGCCTTTTGCTGGATTTTGCCTTGAGCATATTCGGCCAATGCAGATGATTCTCTTTTAGCTGCATCAGTTGCTTCTGAATCCATTGCCTTAAATGCCGAAGCAATAGCGCGCAGATCTTGCTTGTTGTAAGCAATCTCAACCTTGTCGCTCATTTTGCTTCTCCAGTATCTCAAAGGCCGTGTAAATCTGCTCCGCCGTCGTCCATTCGCTCATTGGAATTCCCGTCGCAATTGCTAACTCGACGAGTATCCGATTTACGCTTCCGGCGGCGTAACTTTTGGGAGAACGTCACCGACTGTCACGTCGGCCACTGTTTCACACCAAACTTCATAGCCTTTTATTGGCTTGCCACCGGCTTCACGTTTCATCGCATTCCACGCAAGGAAAAGAAGGTCAGAGATTCCGATCTTCTCTTGCGCTTGCGAAATAGTGCTGCCTGTCTTTTGTTCCCATTTAGCCCACTCTGGCGGCTGTGCGGTATATGTACCGAACTCGCCAGTTGTGTATTCAATCGTTATTGGTAGTCGCATTTGGTGCTCCCGTTTCTACTTATTGGATCAGGTGATTGTTATGACTGGAGTTGTTGCACAAAGCATTGCCCAAGTGTCAGTCTGTGCATCTGGAGCAGTACCGCCAGCAGTTGGAGCCACTGGAAAGGCTGTTCCGGCAAATGATGCGCCTGTTGCTGATACAAGAGTGAAAGAGAGTGCAGTATTTGGAGAAGAAGTAAACGCAGTCCACATTGCTTCAAATAGTGATGAAGTTGCGCCCCAATCTGCAAGAAGCGAGATG